ATTGAAACATTCTTGAAGAGGTTACGAAATAATGGTAAGAAATGAACTTTGGATCGATACAAAAGTATTAATCACGTTGCAAAGAGTTTATCTTGCAGAACTCCCTTTGAGCCAATCACATGAACTAAGTCAAATGATTCTGGTATTCCAAAAGAATTAAATCCAGTCAAAAGCTTATTAATGGGTTCAAATCCGGTAGTGAAGCGGATAATACTAACAGTAACAAGGATATTTGAAAGTATATATCTAAAACCTGTGTTAGACGAAGAATCAATTTGTTCACCTTATAATGGAGCTATTTCATTGAAGTCATGAAGTGAGAATTTCACAAAATTTCTTAACGAAATGGGTCATTCTAGGTTACCTAGTTTAAAACATTTCAAACCTTTAACAAAACTTCTTTGTAGAGCAAAATCAGGTCCAAACGGTCCTTCCGTAGCAACTTCACATTTAGATGCAGAATTTTATGGTAAGAATAAAGAATCATATGAAACATTAACGAAGTTCAACCAATTTCTTGGTCAATCTTGAATTAATGAATCTTTAGATTTTTGTATTTCTACTTATAAAACTTCCAAACCTATTTGTAATGGAACTATAGGAATTTCCGCTGAGCCTGGAGGCAAAACAAGATTATTCGCTATAGGTGATTATTGAAGACAAACTTCTTTAAAGTCGTTACACGATTATCTGATGCGATGCCTTAAACATAACTCACTTACAGATGGAACTTATGAACAGAATTCAGCTTTTAAGCGGATTCTCTCAGTAAAATCCAAATATATGTTTAGTTTTGATTTAAGCAAAGCTACAGATCGTGTTCCTCTTTATTGTCAGAATATCTTAATAACTCATATATTTACCGATCAAATAGCAGATATTTGGACAATGTTAATGGTTTCAGATCCCTTTATACATAGAAAATCAAATAAACAACTTGTTTGAGCGGTAGGACAACCATTAGGATTATTATCTTCATGGCCTGCCTTCTCGCTTTTACATCATTATTTAGTATGATACTGTGCATGACAGGAAAATCTTGATCCAAAGACATTTAACCAATATCAAATCCTAGGTGATGATATAGTTATATGAAATGAAATGGTGGCAAAGCGGTACAAAAGCCTTTTATGGGTATTAGGTGTAAATATAAATGAGAGTAAATCTTTTATAAGTAAAGAATATAACAATTCCTTTGAATTTGCTAAACGGAATGCCGTTAACAATCAAGAGGTAACTGGAATATCTTTCTTAATATTAAAGAATGCTACTCGTTCAATTTACAATCTTGTTGATCTTTATAAATATATGATCGACACGAATTGACCTCTTAACCTAGAATTGTCTTTAGTCCCCTCCTACCTTTCACAATCAGGTAAGAATCTCTTTGAGATCTTATTATGAGAAATGAATGGAACAGATTGCCCGCCATCTCATATAGATTTTGGTAACAGTATTATTCCAACCTTAAGTCAAATCCATGCAGTAATGCTTGAAATTCGGATTAAGTCTCTCTTTAAGCTCATTGAGCAATTAGATACT